AGAAGGTAAAGAGGACGAAGCAGAATTAGTTATGGCTTCCAAGGACATGGTAGACAGAGTTACTGGTTGGATGGAAGACACAGCAGAAATGCAAACAGAATCAATGCTAGAACTAGCAGACGCTATCAGAGACGAAATGGGACTACAGCAGTCAGATGCATTTGTGCAAACAGTCAAGCCTGCACTAGAAGCAATGTATGACGTAATGGAAACTACTCGAGCTGCACTTACACAAGGTGTAGGCATGCTAACTGGTGAAGGCGAAGCTCCAATTGATACTATGGGAGCAGAACCAGAAGTTGATGATGCACCAGAAGTTGATGTAGATATGGATATGGAACCAACTGTTGATGCAGACGACGACTTTGCAGCAGCTGAAGCAGGCACAGGCGGCGCTGAAGAAGCTGGTAGAGCAAAACGAGAATCGTTAGAGCGTTCACGAAGAGTTGGACAGATCTTGGCAGGTTCAAAAAAAAAGTCCTAGAGGCAGATGGACAACCTAGTAAATTAGTCCAGCTACTAAGAACTATAATAACTAGTGCCGATCAAAGCGACACTAGTTTATACCTACCCTTTACAAAACCTAGCCAAGCAGACCGAACTGCATTAGCAACTTCTCATCCTGGCGCAAAAATCCTAGACATTAATAAACTCATGCAGAACATTGGCGGCGAACAGTTTGACTATGGAACTTTTAAAGCTGCATACGATACTGACCCTAGAGTAAAAACTATGGTTACAAATTTTAGTGAAAAGGGCATTGAGCCTAACACTAAAAAGCCTGCTACTAACAATCCACAAGCTGACGGCGCTGAAGGTGATACTACAGTAGCAAAAATGGCTAAGTCTGCAACTGATGTCGGGGCAAAACTCTAAAATAATACTTGACTTTCGTTGTTTAATGTCGTATAATATACGTAATGAAGGAAACAACTATGAGATCAAATGAAGAGATAGTCACTCAAATCAAAGACTTAATTGAAACGCAAGTAAAACCAGCGGTAGCCGGACACGGCGGAGTAATTGAGTTTGTTAGCTACGATGACGGGACACTACTAGTAGAATTAGGCGGAGCATGCTCTGGCTGTGCTAGTAGCAGCATTACACTTAAACTAGGTGTAGAACAAATGGTTATGCATTATGTACCCGAAGTAACTAAACTTGAATCGCAAGATGATCAAAACTCTACTGTTAATCCCTATTACACTAACAACGATTATAATTATCGAGACGGTGACTGGTAATGATGAGAAACTATAAATGAGCAGCTTAATACTTGAAGATAAATTTAATTATCAAAAGATAGATCGTAAAACTGATCCTGTTACAGGTAAACGTAAGTACATGACACCAGACGGTGGAGCCGTTGCTAGTGTTACAACTATCCTTAGTGCAACTAAAGACATGTCGCACCTTATTGCTTGGAAAAAGCGTGTAGGTGAAAAGAAAGCACAAGAAATTGTAACTGAAGCAAGTGGCGTAGGCACACGTATGCACAAGTATCTTGAAGACTATGTTGATAATGGTGAGTTACCTAGTCCAGGAAGTAATCCGTTTGCTATCAAAGCACATCGTATGGCAGAAGTTATACGTGACACAGCTATGGTAAACGTTGATGAGATTTGGGGTAGTGAAGTAGCACTTTATGTACCATCATTGTATGCAGGCATGTGTGACTTAGTTGGCCAATATAAAGGTGAGCCTTGTATTATGGACTTTAAGCAAACTAACAAGCCTAAGAAACTAGAGTGGGTACAAGATTACTACTTACAAATGGTTGCATACGCAGAAGCACACAACGAAAACTTTGGTACAAACATACGCCAAGGACATATTTTTATGTGTAGTCGCGGCGACGATGGCATGGCACTAGGCGGTGAAACATATCAACAGTTTGATCTTTGGCCACATGAATATGACGAATGGCGTACTGAATGGTACAACAGAGTTTATACTTATTACGAGAAACATAGCTAAATATGTATAATAACACAATAAGGAGAATTTAACGTGGCTGTTGTACAGATATCAAAAATACAAATTCGTAGAGGTCAGAAGAACGCAGGGTCCGGTATTCCGCAACTATCCAGTGGTGAAATGGGATGGGCGATTGACTCGCAGGAATTATATGTTGGTAACGGTGCAGTATCAGAAGGTGCTCCGAGTACCGGAAACACTAAAGTTTTAACTCAACACGATAATCTTTTTACATTAATTGACACATACGGCTATCGTACAAACGATCCGTATGTAGTGACTGGCGATTCGGCAACTAACCCAGTTCAACGAACATTACAGGACAGACTAGATGACACTGTTACAGGCAGAGCATTTGGATTAAACGGAATTGAAGGTGCAGATGCAACAGTTAAGTTACAAACTGCAATTGATCAATTATACTTAAATTCTGCATCATTAGGTACAGCACAAAGTAGAGTAACACTAGTATTAGAAGCAGGAATTTATAGTCTTGATGGTACAATTTACCTTCCGCCTTATACAACAATAGTTGGAGCAGGTTCTGATAAAACTATTATTAAGAAAACAACTACAGGTGATTTGTTTAGAACAGAAAATCAATTAATTGCAGGTACTGCTAACAAAGCAACACGATCCGACGATAGTGGATCAAGTCTTATATTACAAGCAAGAAACATAAAACTTGAAGGACTAACATTAGAATCTACAGTAGCAGGATCCAACGGACTAGTGTTACAGTCTTGTAGAGATAGTATTTTTAGAGACATTAAAATTAAAGGCACTTGGAGTTCAGGTGATTCTATACCTGCAGGCTATGCAAGTGAGATTGGTATAGAGTTAAACAGCCTTAGCGGATCAGTTGAAACTACTGGCAACTTGTTTGAGAGAGTTGAAGTAAACAGTTTTGGTTATGGAGTAATGAGTAACTGGGACATTAACAATAATACATGGACTGATTGTATATTTAATGGATTAGGTTACGGATTTGTCTTTGGAATTGATATGGTACTTGGCGCTGCAAGCAGCGGACAATCTACTGGTCCTGTAAATAATACTATTACACATAGTGAATTTACTAATATTAATTATCAAGGCATTTGGATACATAACGGTACAAAGAATAGTAGTTCAAACAACTCTTTTGTTCTAGTAGGAAATGACGGATCGTCAGATGCTAACCCATCTCATTCTATAATTAAATATGTAAAAGTGGGAAATTCAACTTCTGAAGATCACTTTGCACGAACAAAAGAATTATCATATACAGCAGCAAACTTAACTGGAAAAGTATATTATTCTGAGGTTGAAACTTTAGGATCGTGGACTTGGAAAGAGTCACACCAAATTACAATATCACGTGGAACAAGTGTTAAGGCAATTAGACTACCTGGTTATAAAGATCAATATTTCGAAGTAGATTATACGTTAACAAGCAACAACTATCCAGTATCACGAAGTGGAACGTTAAGCATACAGATGGAGACTAGTACACCTAAGTTAGAATACTATGACGATTACTACTTTACTGGAACTGATGCTTACGTAGAATCTATTCAGTTTGATGTAACAGCAACAGACGAAGACGGAAGTGGATCGTCTGACACTATATCTATTAGTTACACTAGTATTATGCCAAGTGACGACCAAACAATAATGACGTTTAGTGCAACAAGTAAACAGTCTTAATGAATGTTTGGTAAACATTACGAAGCAAGACTCTTAGAGTGGCAGACGTTTCGAAACGAAACATTAAGTAATTCATCTGACATAATAACAGATGTGATTGCTCGTTATCAAAAAGCACCAACAGTTGTTATACACACAGACCCGTATAATCAGCAAACATGGCCCGGGCCGTGGGAGTTAATTTTAGAAAATCAGTACTGTAATTTTTGTAAAATATTAGGAATTTGTTATACATTACAGTTAACTGAAAGTTTTAAGGACAACGATTTTGAGATATATATAGGTATAGATAAGAAGAATCATAAGACATATTACTTACTTTCAGTTAACAGTAATGTGATTGGCTTTAATGATAATTACATACATATCAGTTCGTTACCGACGAGCATTGTTATAGAGAGAAATTATTTGATGCCACAGTTACAGTAATAAATATCAAACATAAACACAATTATAAGACAGGGAAGAGGAAAAGAAATATGTCCAACGGTACTTTGATCGTTAAAAGAAACGGCAATAAAGAGCATTTAAATATTGATAAGATTCATTTTGTAGTGAATCATGCTTGTAAAGGATTAGCAGGGGTTAGTAGTAGTCAAATTGAAATGAATGCAAACTTGCAATTCTATGACGGAATGAGTACTACAGAAATTCAAGACGTACTTATTAGAAGTGCTAATGATCTAATTTCATTAGATGCAGTAAATTACCAATATGCAGCTGCAAGATTGCTAAGTTATAGTATTAATAAAGAAGTCTTTGGAGAATATAAATCTATTCCGTTATCTCAAATGATCGATCAAAATATTGGCCGAGGTGTTTATGATAAAGCAATACTAAGCAGTTACACAAAAGAAGAATTTGCTACACTAGATTCTTACATTAGGCATTCTAGAGATGAGAACTTTACCTATGCTGGCCTACGTCAAGTAGTAGACAAATACTTGTGTCAAGACCGTAGTAACAACCAATTGTTTGAAACTCCGCAATATATGTATATGATGATAGCTGCAACATTGTTTGCAGAGTATCCTAAAGAAACTCGATTACAATATGTAAGGAAATATTACGATGCGACCTCACTTTTTAAGATCAATATCCCAACACCAGTTATGGCTGGCGTCAGAACCCCTGTACGCCAATTTGCTAGTTGTGTACTCGTTGATGCTAACGACACTCTTGATAGTATCTTTGCTAGTGATATGGCCATTGGACGCTATACGGCGCAACGTGCAGGCATTGGTATTAATGCTGGTAGGATTCGTGCAGTCAATTCTAAAATTAGAGGTGGAGAAGTAGCCCATACAGGAATAATTCCGTTCCTAAAGAAATTCGAATCAACAGTTAGATGTTGTACACAAAACGGAGTACGTGGTGGTAGTGCTACTACACATTTTCCTTTTTGGCATTACGAGATTGAAGATATACTTGTACTAAAGAATAATAAAGGTACAGAGGACAATCGTGTACGTAAGCTAGACTATTCAATTCAGCTTAACAAAACAATGTATGAGAGATTGTTATCAGGAGGCGATATTACGTTGTTCTCGCCGCATGATGTACCTGACTTGTACGAAGCATACTTTGGTGATGCTGACACATTTAAAGAACTGTATGAAAAGTACGAACGTGCTACAAGTATTAGAAAGAAAAAACTTTCTGCAAGAGATTTGTTTAGTGCATTAATTAAAGAACGGGCAGAGACAGGCCGCATTTATATTATGAATGTTGATCACTGTAACACACATAGCTCATTTAAAGATACAGTGTACATGAGTAATCTATGCCAAGAGATAACACTTCCAACTAAGCCATTAGAACACATTGATGACGAAAACGGCGAGATTGCATTATGTATTCTTAGTGCTATAAATGTAGGACTTATTAAAGAATTGTCTGAGTTAGAAGAGCTTGCAGACCTTGCAGTTAGATCATTAGAAGAGATTATTGATTATCAAAAGTATCCGATTAGAGCTGCTGAAGTTAGCACAAAGGCTCGACGTAGCTTAGGTGTAGGTTACATTGGACTTGCTCATTATCTTGCTAAAAATAAAGCAAAGTACAGTGATCCAGAGGCTTGGAAACTGGTACACGACTTATCAGAATCTTTCCAGTACTACTTACTTAAAGCAAGTAACAAACTTGCACAAGAACGTGGCGCATGTGAGTACTTTAATCGTACTAAATATAGTGACGGCATATTGCCTATTGACACGTACAAAACAGAAGTCGATACTATAGTGGAGAATAAATTAAATCATGATTGGAATAGTTTACGGAATGATATCGTCGAACACGGGCTCAGGCACAGCACTCTGTCAGCACAAATGCCTTCAGAGAGCTCGTCCGTTGTGTCAAATGCCACAAACGGAATTGAGCCACCTAGAGGATACTTGTCCGTTAAGAAAAGCAAAAAAGGGCCTCTTAAGCAGATTGTTCCACAGTATAATTCCTTAAAGAACTACTACACATTACTTTGGGATATGCCTAGTAACGAAGGATATATCAACATTGTCTCTGTGATGCAAAAGTTCTTTGATCAAGGAATTAGTGGTAACTGGAGTTACAATCCTACACATTTTCCAGATAATGAAGTACCAATGAGTGTAATGATGAAAGACTTACTAACAACATACAAGTTAGGTTGGAAGACAAGTTACTATCAGAACACATACGACTACAAGACAGATGATGATATTGTTTTTGAAGAGCCTGCGCACTCAATTGGATGGCACGATGAAACAAAAACTGAACAAGAAGATATGAGTGACGAAGAATGCGAAGCGTGTAATATTTAGAGGTTGACACATTAAGTATAAAGTTGTATACTTAACTAAGAGAGAGGTGATAATTAATGAAGACTGTATTTAATCGAGAAAAGGTTGACTTTACTAAACAAAATATGTTTTTTGGAGCTGATGGAAATACACAACGGTATGATGTTTTTAAACATCCGGTGTTTGATAAGTTAAATCAAACCATGCTTGGGTATTTTTGGAGACCTGAAGAAGTTAGTTTGCAAAAGGATCGTGCAGACTTTCAAAACTTTAGACCAGAACAAAAACATATTTTTACAAGTAACTTGAAGTATCAAACACTTCTTGACAGTGTACAAGGTCGCGGACCATGTTTAGCTTTCTTGCCACATGTTAGCATTCCTGAGTTAGAAGGGTGTATTGTTACTTGGGACTTCTTTGAAACAATCCATTCACGTAGCTACACACATATTATGAAGAACGTGTATTCTGATCCTAGTGAGGTGTTTGATACCATTCTTGATGATCAAGAAATAATTAAGAGAGCAATCTCAGTAACTAAGAATTACGATGCATTTACAGAAGCAGCTGATAACTGGACCCATCATGGCAAAGGCAGTATGCGGGAAGTAAAGAAGAAACTTTATCTTGCAATGATGAATGTAAACATCCTTGAAGGCTTACGTTTTTACGTTAGTTTTGCATGTACGTTTGCATTTGGTGAGTTAAAGTTAATGGAGGGTAGTGCTAAGATCATTAGCTTAATTGCTAGAGACGAAAGTCAACACTTAGCACTTAGTACACATGTATTAAAACTTTGGTCGCAAGGCAAAGACGATCCAGAAATGGTTTCAATTGCTAAAGAGTGTGACGAAGAAGTATACCAAATGTGGAGAGAGTGTGTACTAGAAGAAAAGGCTTGGGCTGAATATTTGTTTAAAGATGGTTCGATGATTGGACTTAATGATACTTTATTGAATCAGTATGTTGAATACATTGCAAACCGTAGATTAAAAGCACTTGGTCTAAAGCAAATATTTGATCAACCAGTAAACACAAATCCGCTTCCGTGGACACAACATTGGTTGAGTTCATCGGGTTTGCAAGTTGCTCCTCAAGAAACAGAAGTTGAAAGCTATATCATTGGTGGTATTAAGCAAGATGTAGACGATGACGTTTTAAAAGGATTTTCGCTGTGAAAACCCACAGGAAAGAGTACACGCCAATGATAAGCGTAGAAGTACTAACAAAAGATGCTTGTCCGTTTTGTGATAAAGCAAAGGCACTATTAACTAGAATGGAAATTCCGTTTACTACACGAAAGCTAAACGAAGATCTTACTAAGGAAGAGTTATTGGAAAAGTGTCCAGGCGCTCGAACTATGCCACAGATTATAATCGGAAATAAGGTTATAGGTGGCTATAGTGAACTAACTAGTTATATAGAAACAACAGGATTTAACGGAACAGGTTGGGGATAGAAAATATATGTTATTAGAAAAACCATTAACAAATGGAGACACTGTAAGTTTTAAACTAGCATCAGGTGAAGAAGTTGTTGCAAGATTAGATTCACTTACATCGTCAAAATACGTAGTAGAGAAACCATTAATGCTAACAATGAATAACGATGGATTAGCGTTAGCACCGTTTATGTTTACTATAGAAGCAG